CCGTCGTTGTGGCGCTGCCGTGAAGAACCTGGCCCATAGCGCTTCCTTCCATTCGCGGGAGAAGACTGCACCAGCAAACTCCGGGATCAAACAACTAGGGTGGATCGCAAACCTCCTTCCAAAACATGAGGCGCAATCGATAGGTCAATCGTTGTTGGACTTATCGCGAGAACCGTTGCCCTGAACATCGCCACGCGGATTGTCCCCACTTTTCTGTCTGGATTTCGAAACGCGCCCGGCCGGCTTTTGACGCTTCGGCGTAGCCAGCATCCGCCGCGCCGTTTCCCGTGCGCGGGCTTCAACCTTATCCGGAGAAAGCTCGTCATCCATGCCGCAACCTTTCATCCACAGACTTGGAAAGCTCAAGGTTGGGCCACCTGCGCTGGAAGCACAACCAGAACTGGCCAAGCTGATGGCCCTGGTCATCGTCTCGTGGACGGCCCTAGAAACAAGTCAAGCGATGATGTTCTGCACATTGATGGACGGAGAAGACGACGTGTCGCTAGACATCTATCATGCGTTCATCGACCCAAAGCTTCGACAAGAGGTCTTTCTGACCGTTGCAAAACGCCACTGCTCGGCGGCTTGGATTGATGGTTACAACAAGTTTTGCAGCCACTTAAAGCCGTCTAGCAAGGCGCGAAACAAGGTTGCACATTCGACATGGTGCTATACAGACGAGCATCCCGACTGCTTATGCGTTATAGAAGAAAAAGACATCTCTGCTGGTTTTGTTCGAACGCTTCAGACTGCCTTGGCAGACTACTCCAGCAGAGTTGAATTGGACGATACTTTTATTGGCAAAAAATTAACGCGCTACAATGCCAAGGACTTTTCTGACATCTTGCAAGCTATGTATAAGCTTGGGCAGGTGTCTCTTGGACTAGCGGTTCGGATGGGGATACCCGACAAGCAGCCCTCGCACGAGCGATCGCCGACCTAGCCAGAAGCGCCGCGTGGTCTGAGTGGCAGACCAGCGGCATCAGCCTCTGATCGCCGAATTCATCCATGATGCAGTCGGCGATCGCTTGCAGCAACGCTACTTCGAACCCTTCTCCTAGTTCCGCCATCGGCCTGTCACGCCCGTCTTGCATCGTCCGATCCGTCTAGTTTGTCAAAGGGATAATTAGGACGATTTTCCTTGCCCACGCGCCCCGCTTCGGCGTAGGTTCCGCTCCATGGTCGAACGGGTGCGCGGCCGGCGGCTGGCGCGGCGCACTGAGGCCGGATCATCGGTGGCGATGCGGAGGGCGGATGGCGGGCAACGCGCGTCGGCCCGAGCCGCTGCCGCAAACCTCGATATCGGTGGTCGATCCCCAGCCGCCGCTGGCCCTTCGCGAGTGGGCGGAGTTGGCGCTGTTCCCGCTACGGCCGGCGGCGCACCAGATGCTGCTGCTCGACGCGCTGAGCGACGTCGAGGCGGGGCGGAACGATCGGCTGATCGTGCTGATGCCACCCGGGAGCGCCAAGTCGACCTATTGCAGCGTCGTGTTTCCAGCGTGGTGGCTGCACCGAAACCCGACGGCCAACATCGTCGCCGCGAGCCACACCGAGGGCTTGGCACACCACTTCGGCCGACAGGCGCGGGGATTGGTGGCCGAGCACGCGGATCGGCTCGGGCTGACGCTGGCGCGGGATGACCGGGCGGCCGGACGATGGAGCGTGCGGTCGCCGGCGGGTGGACGGGGTGGCGACTATTTCGCGGCGGGCGTCCGGGGTCCGATCACCGGACGGCGCGCCGATCTGGTGTTGATCGACGACCCGATCCGCAGTCACGCCGACGCAGAGAGCGCCGGAAGTCGCGAGAGGCTGTTCCATTGGTTCCAGGCGGACCTGCTGACGCGCCTGAAGCCGCGCGGGAAAGTCGTGCTGGTGATGACGCGATGGCACGAGGACGACCTGGCCGGACGACTGCTGGCGCAGGGCGACGCCGGTCTGTGGCGAGTGTTGCGGCTGCCGGCGATCGCCGAGGCGGGCGATCCCATGGGCCGGGCAATAGGCGCGGCGCTGTGGCCCGAATGGGAGAATGCCGAGGCGCTGGCGGCCAAGCGGGCCGCGGTCGGCGAGCGGGTGTGGGCGTCGCTGTTCCAGCAGTCGCCGCGGCCGGACGTCGGCACGCTGTTCCGGCCGGAGCGGATCGCGATCGTCGACGCGCCGCCGGCCTGCGTGCGGGTGGTGCGGGCGTGGGATCTGGCGGCGACGGTGGCGACCACCGGGCGCGACCCTGACTGGACGGTGGGGCTGAAACTCGGGCGGACGGCGGACGGCGCGCTGTGCGTGCTGGACGTGGCGAGGCTGCGCGGCGGGCCGCTGGAGGTCGAGCAGGCGATCCTGGCGGCGGCGGCGGCGGACGGCGTCGAGGTCGCGGTCGGGTTGCCGCAGGATCCCGGGCAGGCCGGCAAGCAGCAGGTCAGCTACCTGACCGGCAAGCTGGCGGGTGGTGGCGAGCCCGGAGAGCGGCAGCAAGCTGACGCGGGCGGGGCCGGTCAGCGCCCAGGTGCAGGCCGGCCTGATGAGCGTGCCGCGGGCGCACTGGAACCGGGCGCTGATCGAGGAGCTGCGGGATTTCCGCACGGCCGCAAGGACGACCAGGTGGACGCGCTGTCGCGGGCGTTCGCGATGCTGACCAACGACGGACCGGCCGCGCGCCGAGTGCACCTGCCGCTGCTGGGGCGTTAACCGGAGACAACCATGTTCGAAACGATTTGCGCGCTGGTCGGCGGTGACGCCGACCAGCCCGAACGCGCGCGCCGGCTCGACATCCTGCAACGGGTGCTGGACGGACGGCTGTACGACGTGTTGCCCCACGAGTTTCACGAGGAGCGGGGCGGGGGCGGCGAGTATATCCCGATCCGCGACCGGCGACCGTCGGTGCGCTATCCGTTGGCGCGGATCGTGGTCGACGACAGCATCAGCCTGCTGTTCGGCGACGGGCATTTCCCGACGCTGGACTGCGCCAATCCGGTCGTGCGTGGCGTGCTGGCGCACATGGTCGACGAGTGCCGGCTCAACGCGGTGATGCTGGACGCGGCGCGGCTCGGCAGCGTCGGCAGCGTGGCGATCGAGATGCGGGTGATGGGCGGTCGCGTGTTCTTCCGTGTGCTGGAGACGCGGTTCCTGACGCCGACCTGGGACCCACGCGAGCCGGATCGGCTGATGCGGGTCAGCGAGCGATACAAGGTGTCGGGACGGACGCTGGCGTCGCGCGGCTACGACGGGTGCGATCCGAACGGCGTGTATTGGTTCGAGCGCGAGTGGGACGACACGGCGGAGCGGTGGTTCCAGCCGCGCCTGGCGAGCGATCTCGCGCCGTCGGTGGTCGACGATCTGCGGAGCGTGCGGCATCGGCTGAGGTTCGTGCCGATCACCTGGATCCGCAACCTGCCGGGTGGCGACGAGATCGACGGCGCCTGCACCTTCGCGGCCGCGATCGAGACCGGGATCGAGATCGACTACCAGCTCAGCCAGGCCGGGCGTGGGCTGAAATACTCGTCCGATCCGATGCTGCTGATCCGCGAGCCGGCGGCACCCGACGGCGACCTGATCCGGGGCGGCGGCAATGCGCTGGTGGTCGGGGCGAACGGCGACGCGAAGCTGCTGGAGATCAACGGCACGGCGGCCGAGGCGGTCATCGAATACGTGCGCACGCTGCGCGAATACGCGCTCGAGGGCGTGCACGGAAACCGGGCCAGCGCCGAGCGGCTGTCGGCGGCGCAGAGCGGGCGCGCGCTGGAGCTGATGAACCAGGGGCTGATCTGGCTCGCGGACCGGTTGCGGGTGTCGTACGGCGCGGGCCTGCTGGAGCTGGCGCGGATGGTGCTGCGGGCTAGCGCCGTGTTGCGGATGACGGTGCGGGGCGAGGATGTGCCGGTGCTCGATCCGCTGGCGCGGTTGAGCCTCGCCTGGCCGCGCTGGACGCCGCCGACCGCCGCCGAGCGGGCGCAGGACGCGAACAGTTTGGTGGCGCTGCTGAATGCCGGGCTGATCAGCCGCGAGGGCGCCGTCAAGGCGATCGCGGATGCCTGGGGAGTGGCCGACGTGCACGCCGAGCTGCGGCGCGTGGCGGACGACAAGTCTGAACCCGATGCGGAGGTTTCATGAGCGAACAGAACGGCGCGCCGTCGCCGGATGCGGACGCGGGTCACCGCGCTCGAACGGCAAGTGTCCGAGCTGCGCTCGGCGCACCAGGCGGCGCTGCTGCGCGTCGGCCTGCGGCACGAGGCGCAGCGGGCAGGAATGGTCGACCTCGATGGGTTGAAGCTGGTCGATCCCGCCACGGTGACGGTCGACACGCACGGCGAATTGGTCGGTGCGGCGGCGATGATGACCGAGCTGCGCCGCGCCAAGCCGTGGCTGTTCGGGTTGGCCACGGGTGCCGCGACGTCGTCGAGCCACGCGATACCGCCGGCGCAGCCCGCACGGATCCGGCGCGCGCCGGACATGAGCCACGACGAATGGCAGTTGGCCCGAGCCGCCCTGCTGCGCCGCCTCTGACACGTAACACCGATAGACAGGATCACGCACGATGGGTATCACGAACTTTCCGGCCAGCTTGCAGGCGATCATCCAGCAGGGCTTTCTCGAGCGAGAATTCGAGCATGCGCTGACGTCGTGTCTCGGCTATCGCGCCATCGCCGACCGCGAGAAGTTCGCCGTCGGCATCGGCGAGACGCTGACCAAGACGCGCGCCGGCCTGAAACCCAGCGTCACGACCCCCTTGGCCGCCGCGGGCAACACCAACCTCGACAACGGCTTGGTGCCGGCCGGCTTCAACGTCGAGCAGTACACCATCACGGTGAACCACTACGCGGCGACGACCGACCTCAACATCGTCACCAGCCGGGTGGGCATCGGCGATCAGTTCCTGCTCAACGCGGCCATCAATGGCGAGCAGGCCGCACGCAGCCTTGATGAGTTGGCCCGCAACGCGCTGTTCGCGAGCTCTTTCGGCGGCAACAGCCGGGTGCGGGTGTCGCTGGCCGCCGCCGGGCCGACGGTTGCGATCGACGACGTGCGCGGCTTCACCAACGTGTTCAGCAACGGGGTGCAGGTGCCGGTCGGCGGTACGACCAGCATGACGGCGACAGTGGGCGCCGATCCGTATGTGGTGATCGGCGTATCGATCGACCCGGTCAACGTCTCGACCACGCCGGGCGGTGTAAGCGGCATGTTGACGTTCAGCGGCAGCGTGTCGATGGCCGCCGGCACCGCCGGCAACGCGGTGCAGGCGGCAACGGCGAGCGCCATCGTGCGGCCGTTCGCCCGCACCAACGTCTCGCAGATCGGCGTCGGCGACCTGCTGACCATGAGCTGCCTGCTGAACGCGGTGGCGACGTTGCGGCAGAACGCGGTGCCGGAGATCGACGGCGCGTTCAACTGCTACCTCGACCCGGTCAGCGCCCGGCAGCTGTTCGCCGACAACGACTTCAGGCAGCTGTTCATCGGCGCGACCAGCGCCAACCAGGTGTTCCGGCGCGGCATGGTCAACGACTTCCTCGGGCTGCGGTTCATCCCGACCACCGAGGCGTATGTGCAGGCGCACCCGACGATCGCCGGCGCCGTGGTGCGGCGGCCGATCATCTGCGGCAAGGGCGCGCTGATCGAGGGCGATTTCGCGGGCATGGCGGCGGACGACGTGCGGCCGGCGGACAGCATCGTCAACCTGATCGACGATGTGGCGATGGTGACCCGCGAGCCGATCGACCGGCTGCAACAGATCATCGCGCAGAGCTGGTACTGGATCGGCGGGTTCTGCACGCCGAGTGACGTCGGCACCAACCCGACCACTATCCCAACGGCGACCAACAGCGCGTTCAAGCGCGCGGTGATGGTCGAACACATGGGCTGAGCTGTCGGCAACGTCGGAGGGTGCGGGAATGGCGTTCAGCGATGACGAGCGGACCGCCATCCGGCGGTATTGCGGCTATGCCGCGTACGGATCGGGCGCGACAGGATTCGGTGGCTGGCGGTTTTTCCAGGCGGCCGGACTTCTGGAGTTTCGGATCAGCAACTTGGCGGCGTCCGAGGAAACCGTGGCGCGGCAATACTTGGCGCAGCTTGCCGCGCTCGAGGCGGAGGTGCCGGGAGTGGCCGAGCGTCTCGATACGTCGCAGGCGGCGGTGTGGACCCGCAACCCGGGAGAGCTGCGCGAGCGGCTGCAGCTGCTGGACGAGTGGCGGCGGCGGTTCTGCGGGTTCTTGGGCATTCCGCCGGGTGCGGCGCTTGGTCCGGCTGGCCTCTCGGTGGTGGTCTGATGGACGCGGCAACGGTGGCCGACGCGGTCGCGCGCGGCAATGGGATCGCGGCCCGGGTGCTCGGAAACTGGTGCGTGCTGCATCGCCCGACCGAGGCGATCCGGCCGATGCGGGCGTCGAGCGCGTTGATGCGCCTGCCAGTGCGATTCGTGGCGGCGGGCCGGCGAGCCAGCAGCTTGCCGCATCCGGTGCACGAGGCGGTGCTGGACGGCGCGTACGTGCGGGTCGGCGACGTGCTGGTAGGGGATGACGGGTTGGTTTGGATCGTCGCCTCGTGCGAGGTGTTCCTGCCCGTGCTCTGCGTGCGGGCGGCGCGGATCGTCGGCGTGTCACGCGGCGGGACCGAACGGTCGGTCGGGCTCGGCGGCTACGGCGGCGCGGTCGGGTCGACGCCGCTGCTGGACGGCTGGCCCGCGAGCATGGTGGCGTCCGGCGGTGGCTTGGACCAAGCGGGCATCCCGACCGACGTGGCCCCGGGAGCCTGGAGCGTGCTGCTGCCGCTGCTGCCGGCCGCCACGGTGCTACGCGCGGGCGACGTGCTCGGCGACGACCTCGGGCGCTCCGGTGTGGTCACGGTGGCCGAGCCGACCCCGAACGGATGGCATCTGACGGTCCGTCAGGCGGTGCCGTGATGGCGGACCAGAGCGACGTCGAGGCGGCGTTGGCGGCGTTGGTCGCCGGCTTCCTCTATCCGCATGGGACGGCTGCGGCGTGCGCGGTCGGCTTCGGCTGCCGGGTGTATCGGGGTTGGCCGCAGCGGGTGGCGCTGGACGCGGACCTTGCGGCGGGACTGGCGCACATAAGCGTTGTGGCCGGAGTATCCGGGCAGCGCACGACGACGCGCTATCCGGACGAGTGGCGGAGCATGCGGCCTCGGACGCCGACGTTGGTGGCGGTGGCCACGGTGGGTGGCGTGACGTTCTCCGGCGACGCGGCTGCGGGTCAGCTGGTCGGGGTCGCGGTCGGCGGTGTCGGCTACGTGCATCGCACGGTGACGGGCAACTCGCCGGTCGGCGTGGCGGCGGAGTTGGCGACGTTGATACCGGGCAGCCATGCGGTGGGCGCCGTGTTGAGCATTCCCGGCGTTCTGGCGACGGCGCGGGTCGTGGCAGACCAGACCGGTTCGCGGGAGACGCGACGACAGCCGCAGGCGTTTCGCGTGATCTGCTGGACGGCGACACCGGGTCCGCGTGACGTGTTGGCGAGCTGTGTGGATGCCGCACTGTCGGCCGTCGATTTCATTGGGCTCGCGGACGGCTCGGCTGGGCGGCTGCGGTTCGTCAGTTCGGGTCTGAGCGATCGCGCGCGCGACGCAGGGTTATACCGGCGCGACCTGCTGTATTCGGTCGACTACGCGACGACGCAGACGTCGGTGCTGCCGAGCCTGCTGTTCCACGGCACGACGTTGCGGGCCGGCGGCGGCGCGGCGCGTGAGACCCTCACGTAAATACATTCGATCTAGCAAGCGAGGACTGCATGGACATCAAGCTGGTCGTGGTGCGCCCGTTCGGGACGCACCAGCGCGGTGACGTGGTGACCGACGTCACCGAGATCGCGGAGGTGCAGGCCGGCGAACACGCCGGGTGCGTGGTGCGGGTGGCGGTGCCGGCCGACGTGACCGACAGCGTGGGGAGCAACTGACATGCCGGTGGTGCAACAGGGTGCGTTGAACACGACGGCGCTGGTGGTCCCCGATCTGTATGTGCAGATCGTGCCGCCGCAGACGCTGGCGATCAACGGGGTGCCGACCGACGTGATTGGCCTGGTCGGCAGCGCCAGCTGGGGGCCGGTCGGCGCTCCGGCGATCGTCGCGACGGCGGCGCAATACGCCGCGACGTTCGGCCCGGTGATGGCGCGCAAGCATGACATGGGCACGCAACTGGCGCTGGCGGTCCAGCAGGGCGCGCATGACTTTCGCTGCGTGCGGGTGAGCGACGGGACGGATTCGGCGGCGAGCGCCATGTTGGCCGGCACCGCTTGCACGCTGACCGCCATCTATAGCGGCACGCTGGGCAACGGCATCGTGGTGTCGCTGACCGGCGGATCGCGCATCGCCAGTTGGCGGCTGACGGTGACCGCACCCGGGCTGACACCCGAGGTGTTCGACAACATCGTGGGCTCGGCGGGCAGTTTCTGGACGGCGTTGCAGGCCGCGGTGAACCAGGGGCAGGGATCGCAGCGCGGTCCGAGCCAGATTATTGTCTGCAACGCGGGCGGTACGGTGGTGGCGCCGGCGGCGACCAGCGTGGGTTTTGCGACCGGTGTGCCGGGCACCGACGGCGCTGCGAACGTGACGGCGGGGCTGCTGGCCGGCAACGACGCCACCCCGCGCACCGGCATGTATGCGTTGCGGGCGCAGGGTTGCACCGTCGGCGTGCTGGCGGACGCCGACGAGGCGACGCAGTGGACGTCGCAGGCGGCGTTCGGGATGTCCGAAGG